TTTCATCTACTGCAACTGCAAACACAATTCTATCAACAGAAGTGTTGAGAGACCCAACATCGTTTGGTGACATTGTGAGAGGTCTTCATGTATATGGTGCGAAAGTACTTAGAGATGAAGCTCTTGTTGGTGCATTCTACGGAATAGACTAATACTTAAAACTTGGGGGAGTCTTCGGACTCCTCCTCTTTGTTTAACACATAAAGTTTATAGGAGTAAATAATATGTCAATAGTAAATATAAGAGATACTGGTCGTAACTCAGCCAAAGTATCTGATGTACGTGAGCTTGCAACAAAAGTTCAAAAACCATCTGATACAGAAGCTATAACTGCAGCTAATACAATTACTGCAGCCGAATCAGGTACTCGTTACGTTCTTAATGTAGCAGCAGCTAAAATACAAACTCTACCTACTCCTGCAGCAGGATTAGAGTATTGGTTTTATGTTGGAGCAACAGAACCCACAGGTACACATACAGTAGTTACAGCATCTAGTGCTAACATTATTGTAGGTAACGTATCTTCTCCGGAAGATGCAGCCGGTTCAGTAGCAACAGTTACAGATGCAGATACTATTTCATTTGTAGCTAGTAAGGCAGTACATGGAGATTTTGTTCATGTATGGTCTGATGGTACAAATTGGTATCTTAACGGACAGTGTAAAGTTCAAGACGGAATTACAACAACTCAAGCGGGTTAGTAATACAGTCTAGAACAGCAACTAGTATTAATCAGTAAGTGGAGAAGGAATTTTATGTTTACTTCTCCCTTACACTTTAAATAAAAAGGAAAAATAATGTACGGAAAAAGAATGAAAAAAATGGATGGCGGTATGAAAAACGCTAAAAGAACTAAAGCCAATATGGGCAGAATGATGTACAAAGATGGTGGAATGTACAAAGAAGAGATGCCTAAAGGCAGACCTTGTTAAGATGAAAGGTGTACCACATTATAAAAAAGATGGAACTGAACATAAAGGCAGCTCTCACAAAATGCCTAATGGTCAATTACATACAAACAAATCTCACACTAAAACAAGTGTAAGATTATATCACTTTAAAGATTTAAGTAAAACAGCACAGAAAAAAGCTAAAGGTAAAAAATAATGGCAACAACCTATTTACAACTCACTAATGAATTATTAAGAGAACTTAACGAGGTTGTTTTAACTTCGTCTAATTTTAGTGATGCAATAGGTATACAGGCTCATGCTAAAGATTGTATTAACAGAGCATACAATGATATAGTAATGTCAGAACCTCAATGGGGATTTTTAGCTTCAGGTGAAAGCGGAGCAACTGATCCTTTTTATGGTAATGTTTATGTTGAAACAGTAGCAGGAACTAGATGGTATGAATTAAAAGAATCTAGTTCGGATGTTACGACAGACTATGGCTCAGTTGATTGGGATAATTTTTATCTAACAACGATTGGTGTAAGTGGAGAAAGTGCTCCACATACAAGTCAAAATTTAAAATTTTTAAATTCTACAGACTGGGTAAGATATAGAAGAGAAGAAGAAAATGCAGATGATTCAGATAGTCAAAGTTATGGTGCTCCTACACATGTAATTAAAAGTCCTGATACAAGAAAATTTGGATTAAGTCCAATACCTGATAAAGTATATAGAGTATGGTTATTTGCTTGGGATTTACCTACAGCATTAAGTGCTCATGGAGATACTTTAGTATTTCCTGATTTATATGCAACAGTTCTTATGTCTAGAGCAAGGTATCATTTTCATCAGTTTAAAGATTCTCCACAACAAGCAGCTTTTGCATTACAAGATTACAAAGAAGGACTAAAGAAAATGAGGTCAAACTTTTTAAATCCTGAACCAACTTATATGACAGACGATAGGCTTTACTTTTAATGGCAACACAACCTTACGCATTAGCCTGTGAAGGAGGATTAGACAAAGCTTCTAGTTCTTTTGAATTACTTCGTAGACCCGGAGCAGCTAGAAGATTACGAAACTTTGAAGTTGATGTAGCCGGTGGCTATAGAAGAATTAACGGCTTTTCAGCTTTTGGTGGAGACAGTGCTGCTCTTCCTAGTTCAGATAATCACATACTAGGATTACATGTTTATGCAGATGGTGTAATAGCTTGTGCAAGTACTAATATATATTTTACATTAGATGGTATTACGTGGTTACAAATTAATAGGGCTAGTGTAGCAGGTGGTGGAGATAACTATAGTACGTTTACAGGTCGTAGTATTGCAGCTAGAACTTCACAAGGTAAAGCACATTTTGTAACTCATGAGGGAGATACAACTTATGGAGAAGTTATAGTTACAGATGAAGGATCAGGGGTTAAACCTTTTTATTTTAAAATGACAGGCACAGGTGCATTAAGTAATAGAACTTATTTTGCCAAAGAAATTACAGTTAGCGGTACACACCATCCAAAATTTTGTACTATCCATGATAAACATCTAGTAGTAGCAGGAGCAGCTACAGCACCTAATACTATTTTTTATAGTGGTACAAATGATATAGATGATTTTACGACAACTGGTTCAGGAAGTATTGTATTAGATGATCAAGTAGTTGGACTAAGAAGTTTTAGGAATGATTTAATAATATTTTGTAGAAATAGTATTTACAAATTAGTAAATATAAATAATTCATCTACAATAGCTATACAACCAATTACACAAAACATAGGTTGTTTAGATGGAAAAAGTATTCAAGAGATTGGTGGTGACTTAGTATTTTTAGCACCAGATGGAATAAGAACATTAGCAGGTACAGTAAGAATTGGTGACGTTGAGTTAGGTACAGTTAGTAGAGCTATACAGCCTGTAATAAAAAACATAGCAGATAACATAGGAAGTTTAAATATAAGTAGTATTGTTATTAGAGATAAATCTCAATACCGATTATACTATGGTTCAGATGCAACAGGAGATGCTTCGGAAGGAATAATAGGAACACTTAAAACAAATCAACAAGGTTTGACACAATTTCAATGGTCAGAAACTTTTGGAATAGATGCAAGTGCAGCAGCAGCTTCAGGGTTTAATTCAAATGGAGTTGAAAAACATTATCATGGAGACTACATCGGAAGAGTATTTAATCATGATACAGGAGATAATTTTTTAAATACATCAGGTGCTGATACAAATATCGTAGCTGAATATCAAACTCCTGATTTAGATTATGGGGATTTAGGAACATTAAAGACTTTAAAATATGTAAAAGTTTCAGCAACACCAGAAGGTACAGTAGCAACAAAATTACGTATAAGATATAATTATGATGATACAGATATACCACAACCTTCTGATTATTCATTATCAATACCTAAACCTTCATTATTTGGTACAGCAGTTTTTGGTGCAACCGCAGCACATGTATTAGGGGCATCGTCTGATCCTATGACAAGACAAGCAATAGAAGGAAGTGGACACAGTAATTATTTTAGAATATTTAGTGATGATCAAAATTCCCCTTATACAATTAATGGCATATATATAGATTACGAACCTTCAGGGAGACAATAAAAAATGGCACAGAGTTATACACGACAAAGTTCAATGAGTGATGGAGATACTATTACAGCATCTTTATTTAACAATGAATACAATCAATTAGTAAATGCATTCGCATATAGTTCAAGTAGTGCAAGTTCTACAGGGCACAGACATGATGGTACTGCAGGACATGGAGGTAATATACATACTATTGGCGATTTAGATTTTTTAAACAAGATTGTTGTAGATGATACAAATAATAGGTGGGGAGTATTTGTAGAGGTATCTTCTGCAGCAGTAGAACAAATTAGAATACAAGATGGGGCAATTGTACCAGTAACAGATAATGATATAGATTTAGGTACAAGCTCATTAGAATTTAAAGATGCCTACTTTGATGGAACGCTAACAACCGATGCATTAGTTGCAGACACAGCAGATATAAATGGTGGTACAGTTGATGGTGTAATTATTGGTGGGTCAAGTGCAGCAGCTATTACTGGTACAGCTATTACAGGCACAAGCTTTGTAATAGGTTCAGCAAATATATCTGAAGCAGAACTAGAAACAATTGATGGAGTTACAGCAGGAACTGTAGCAGCTTCTAAAGCTATTGTAGTAGATAGCAATAAAGACATTGCAAGTTTTAGAAACATTACACTTACTGGAGAACTTGATGCAGGTTCGTTAGATGTAAGTGGTGATGTAGATGTTGATGGTACTACTAACTTAGATGTAGTAGATATTGATGGAGCTGTTGATATGGCTACAACTCTTGCAGTTGCAGGAAATGTAGACTTCAATGGTGATTTAGATGTCGATGGAACAACTAATCTTGATGTCGTTGACATTGATGGTGCGGTTGATATGGCTACAACTCTTACAGTTGGTGGTGAAGTAACAGCAGCTAGTTTAGATATATCAGGAAATGTAGATATAGATGGTACACTTGAAACAGATGCACTATCTTTAAATGGTACAGCAGTTACAGCTACTGCAGCAGACATAAACCTTATAGATGGTATAACAAACGGAACAGTAATAGCAAGTAAAGCTATCATAACAGATTCAAACAAAGACATTAGTGGTGGTAGAAATATAACCATTAGTGGTGAGTTAGATGCAGGGTCACTTGACATATCAGGTGATGCAGACATAGACGGAACACTAGAAGCTGATGCAATTACTATTGGTGGTGTTACACTAGCAGAAACAATTAGTGATACTGTTGGTGCTATGGTTAGTTCTAATACAGAGACTAACATAACAGTTACTTATGAAGATTCAGACAACACTTTAGACTTTGTAATTGGTACACTTAATCAAGACACAACAGGTCTAGCAGCTACAGCTACAGCTTTAGCAACAGCTAGAACTATACATGGTGTATCTTTTGATGGTACAGCTAATATAGACTTAACAGAAGTTGTACAAGATACTGTAGGAGCTATGGTGTCAAGTAATACTGAATCAGGTATTACAGTAACTTATCAAGATGGTGATGGTACTTTAGACTTTACAGTTGGTACATTAAATCAAGACACAACAGGTACTGCAGCTACAGTAACAGGTGCAGCTCAATCAAACATTACAAGTCTTGGAACTCTTACAACACTTACAGTTGATAATGTAATAGTTAATGGCACAACAATAGGTCATACAGACGATACAGATTTAATGACTGTAGCTGATGGTCTTTTAACAGTAGCAGGTGAAGTCTCAATGACTACACTTGATATAGGCGGTACAAATGTTACAAGTACTGCAGCAGAATTAAATATTTTAGATGGTGTAACAAGCACAGCAGCAGAGTTAAACATACTTGATGGAGCAACAGTTGTTGTTGGTGAAATTAATGCACTAGATTTAGGTGCAACTGCTGTAGGTACAGCTATAGCTTCTAAAGCAGTTATATTAGACTCTAACAAAGATTACACAGGTTTAAGAAACTTAACAATTTCAGGCGAACTAGATGCAGCTACTTTAGATGTAAGTGGAAACGTAGACATTGATGGAACACTAGAAACAGATAACTTAACAGTCGGTGGAGCACAAGGTAATGATGGGCAAGTGCTTACTTCTACAGGAAGTGGTGTAGGTTGGGAAGATGCAGGAAGTGGAGCAACATTTAAAACTTTTGGTACTTCATCAATTATGATTGGTGATGATGCGACTGGTACTATTGATGCTGCTAATTATAATGTTGGATTAGGTGTAGATGTTTTTGCAGCTTTAACTACAGGTGATCATAATACTGCTGTTGGTTTTTCCGCAGGTCTAGCAAACACTACAGGCACTAATAACACATTCATAGGTAGTCTATCAGGCGATGCAAATAGTACGGGGAATAACAATGTTTCGGTTGGTAAGTCATCTTTATCTGCAAACACTACAGGGTCAAGCGGAACGGCAGTTGGTAAATCTTCACTGGCTGCCAACACGACTGGGGCACAGAATACTGCGGTCGGAGAAAGCTCTTTAGCCACAAACACCACAGGTGCAGGAAACGTAGCAGTTGGCTTTACTGCTTTAAACGCAAACACTTCAGCTAATTCAAACACAGCAGTTGGTAATATTGCACTTACTGCAAATACTACAGGAGCAGCAAACACGGCAGTCGGAAGAAATGCTCTTGGTGCTAATACAACTGCTGATAATAACGTAGCAGTGGGTGAAGGTGCTTTAGAGTCAAACACAGAAGGTCATTCTAATACTGCTTTAGGTTCGAAAGCAGCAGATTCTTTAGTAGATGGTGATGAAAATACTGTTGTAGGACATGGTGCTTTAGATGGTGGTACAGGTGTCAATGGTAATACTGCCGTTGGTACAGATACAATGGGTTCAACCTCTTATGCGGGAAGTTATAACACAGCAGTTGGTTATAACGCTATGTTAGTAGCAACATCTGCTGAAGGAATAACAGCTATTGGTCATCAATGTTTAGATGCTTTAACCACAGGAAGCTATAACACCGGATTAGGTGCTGCTGCTTTAGGAGCATGTAGTAATGGTGGTAAACATACTGCTTTAGGATATGGTGCTTTAAAAGACCAAACAGGTGGTGAAGAAAATACAGCAGTAGGTTATTTAGCCGGACA